ACTTCACGTACTCCCACGTATTGGGGGCCGCGTGCTGTCGATCAACGATCCTCCACCCGTCTCCACGAGTACCTTCGAGGCCAGTGCCCTCGCCCCTCACCCACAGCGCCCGGGTCTCGCCTGGGCAACTGTCCTCGACCACCGCCCCGACGCCCGGCTCGTCCCCCAGCGCGGGGGTGGGCTGCTCGCGGTCGGCCTCGCGGGTGGCGAGATTGTTGACGGCGGCGATGATGGACCGCAGTGCCTCGGTCAGACGCGGGTCGCAGCCTGCCTTCTCGGCCTCGGTCACGCTCTCGTCGGCGTCGCCCAGGTAGTCGGTCAGCGTGCTCATGCGGTGTCCTTCCCGGCCTCAGCCGTGGTCCAGGGGGTGCAGTCGTCGCGCTTGTGGTCGGACGTCGGGATGGAGCAGTCCTCGTCGCAGCACTCGCCGTCTCTGATCGGGTCGTAGTCGTCCGCCCGCTCGACGGTCGTCTCCTGCCCGCGCTCGCGGAGGACGGCCAGCACGGCGTCGCCAGTCGGGTCGCGCATCATGGCGAGGTAGATGGCCTCGCTCAGATCGGGGTCGCTCAGGTCGATCACGACGTGGGTCATGCGGTCCTCCTCGTGGTCCGTGCAGCCGAGTGCGCCCAGGTCGGGTGGCGCAGGTTGTAGACGTGCAGCAGGACGCGGACGAGCAGCGTCAAGAACTCGCTCACCCGCCCCACCGCCTCTCGCGCTCGTCGTTGGCCCGCGCCATCTGCTGCCGCGCGACCCGCTGAGCTGCCGTCCGCTGGACCCGTGCGACCGCGCGCGCCTCCCTGCCGTCGATCCAGTCCACGACCACGGCGTAGGCGACGATCCCGGCGAGGATGAGGAGCAGGCCGGCGAGGACGGTGGCGGTGGCGCTCATGCGTCACGGCCTAGGTAGGCGCGGGCCAGGGCAAGCGCGGCGTCGTAGACTTCAGCGCTACTGCCAGCCCCGGTCTGAGACTCGGCCTCGACCGCATCGAGGTAGTCAGCAGCGGCCAGCGCGACGACGGGATGCCAAGACGCGATGTGCCAGGAGTCAATGGCGGCCAGCCCGCACTCAGCCACCACGTCTCCGTGATCGCTGACGGACTCGTAGACGTCACCGCCTCGAGCGTGGGACTCCCACGGCCCAGGCGTCGCAGCCTCAGCCCGCGACCGCATCAACGCCGCGGCCTCCCTGAGCAGGTCGGCGCTCACCCGTCCACCCCCGGCTCACCCTCAGGCCGGAAGGGGTCGCCCAGCAGCGTGAAGCGGGCGGCCAGTGCCGAGTCGTAGGGAGCGATGCAGGGCTCACCCCCGTGAGTCGCCGCGCAGTCCGCGGGGAGTTCAGAGGGCGCTGCCTCGATCCGCGCCACCTCAGCCGCGAACGCCTCGTCCGACTCCTTCGAGCGGTCCCGATAGCCCTTGCGCAGCCACGAGTTCTGGATGCGGAGCCGCTGGTTCTCGGCCTGCAACTCCTTGACGCGGCCCTCCAGTGCGCCGATGACGACGTTCGTGCGCTGCTCGGAGTAGGACAGGCCGGTCACGCGGGCACCTCGTCCAGCTCGGCCGGCGTGGTGCGGTCCAGCTCGTCGATGACGCCCGACGCCTCGTCCTTCGTCAGGTGCTTGGTCGAGTCCACGTCACGGCCCAGCAGGGACGACAGGTGAGCCAGGGCCTCGGGGCGGGTCCGGTAGCCGTGCGCCTTGAGCAGGATGTTCACCTTGGTGATCTGCTGCGGCGTGATGGTCCACGCCTGGTCCGTCTCGGGCTGCTGGGGCTCGTCGGGCTCGGGCTCGGCGTCGACCGGCTCGGGCTCGGCCGGACGCATGAACGTCTCAGCGGTGACCCTCGGTGCCGTCTGCGTCGGCGCGACGTCGGCCATCTCGTCGGACGTGTACGCCACGCCGTACAGCGCCTCAGGGCAGGCGAGGCGCGCCACGCCCGTGATCGCGCGCCACTGGAGCATGGTCGCCGGCTGCTTCCGGTAGTTGTCCTTGGAGTCCAGCCCCATGCGCTTCGCCCAGGCGGCGTCCCTGACGACGGTGTGCTCGTAGCCGGGGTCGTCGGCGCGGATGATCGTCGCGGTAGCGGACGGCACGGACTCGTCGACCCGCACGCGCAGGATGTGGCCCGCCTTGCGGACGTTCGCCGCGATGAGCTCAGCGGAGGCGGTCGGCTTTCCCTGGATCACGTCGATGCGGTACAGCGACTCGGCGGGGCTGAGCCCCATCGCCTGACCGAGTCCGAGAGCGATCAGGATGTCGGCGGGCTTGTTGCGGTACGCCTGCGGGAGCAGGGAACCTTGCGCGACAGTGGCGGCGTAACGCATCTGCTCGCTGAGGCTGTTGTGCGGCTGGTGGATCTCAAGGTCGGTCATGTCTCTCCTCACGCGGCCCACCTCGGCGCGCTGAGCGTCTGGATGTCTGCGGGGTAGCCGGGCCACACGCCTGAGGCGTTGCACGCGGCGAAGGACGCGAGGGCGTCACGCCAGTGGCGCTCACCCCGGTCGATGAAGGGGAAGTCGAGGTCGTACACGGCCACCTGGTGGGGCGGCTCCTTCTCGACGGCGATGAACAGGAACGGCAGCAGCTCGCCCGTGACATGGCGGAGGCCGTCCGGGTAGACGAACGCCTGCATGTCGTACGCGAAGTTGACGACGGACTTGGTGAACGCCGCGGGGCTCGCGTCCATGCACGTCTTGACGTCGATGCCGGCGCTCGGGTGGAGGTAGTCGAACCGCGCCCGGCACCGCACGGGCTCGTGGTCGCCTGTGTCGTCGGTCCAGAACACGCTGGCCTCGGGCTGTCCGCCCTCGAGCATCCGACCCGCGAGGGGATGGAGCAGCACGGCGTCGGCGGTGGCCTTCATGCGCTGGTGGTCCTTGGCGAGGATCGCCACCTTGGACGCGGCGCGGGCCTCGTCGCGCTGCTCGCGCGCTGCCTTGCCGCGCCAGTCCTCGGCGTCCACTATCACCACGTCCCAGCCGGTCCCGAGGATGAGCCCGTGCGTGACGGTGCCCAGGTCCCAGGCGTCCTTGTGCTCCGGGTGGGTGCGCCGGTAGTCGTACAGCGCGGGAGACTTGAGGAGATCCTTGGCGCCCGACTTGGACAGCTCGGGACCCCGGTGGTACGTCTCCTCGGGCATCCCGAGAATGAGTCCGGCCCGTGGTGTATCAGGGCCGGCCCACTGCTGCTCCTGACCGACATGCACGCTCACGCCGCACCGTCCCCGTGCGTCTCGCAAGCCCCACCCGCGCAGCAGCCAGTCCAGGTGTTGTTGCTGTCGCGGTCCTCCGCTGCCAGGTCGGACGGGGACGGGATGTCGTCGGGGTGGATGCCGAGGATGAGGGCGAGGGTTCCGCGCGTCATGCCGCACCGTCCCCGCCCACGTCGCACGCGTCCGCCACGAGGGCCAGCGCGTCACGGCGGTGCTTCTCGATAGCGGTCTGAGCGCGCGCCACAAGATCGGCCGGCACGGGGTCGGCCACGTCGAGCAGGGCCAGCAGCGCCGTCGTCGTGATGTTGTGGAGACGGTCGGGCTGGTGCGCGTTGAGAGCGGCCACGATGCGGGCGCTGTTGAGGTCGTCGATGATGACGGGCGGGTGCTCGTGGTAGCCGGTGGCGTCGGTGCTCATGCCGCTGCCGCCTGCCCAGCCAGGGCCTCGCGTGCGGCGAAGAACTCAGACGCCAGCACCTCGACCCACTGGTCGCCCCACTCGTCGCGGCCGAAGATCCCGCCGCTGTCCTTGGCCTGCGGGGCCTCGTGGAAGCCGACCCACGCGACATCGCCGTAGACAAACGGCATGGGCGTGTACAGCGTCTGTGTGCCGTCGCGGTTGTATCGGCCGTAGACCACCTCGGGCAGGCCGGGCACCGCCTCCTCCTGCCGAGTGAGAGCGGCGAACTCCCTGGCGATCGGGTTCCGCTTGTACGGCGCCCAATAGCCTCCGCGGGTGCGCTTCCACTGACCGTGCCCCTCGGGCTTGTGCTTGACCCCGGCGATGCTCAAGCGACCGGCGAACCCACTGGCGGAGTAGGAGTCGGAGCCGTACTTGGCTGCGAGCGCCAGGCCCGCCTTGTGAAGCTCACGCCTCATCTCTCGGTTGCGCGTGATCGCTGCGACGACCTCGGGGTCGGCGCTCTTGGCGTACTGCGGTGGCTGCTTTGCCATTGCTACACTTCCTCTCGTTGCGTCATGGCCCGCCCGGCTGTCCAGGCTTGGGGCGGGCCGCTTCTTGTGCGGGGGGCTTGGTGCCCGGTCCCGACGCGGGCTCAGGTGTCCAGCGCGTCGGGACCGGGGCTAGGTGGTGAACTGCGCCGCGATGTCCTCGCGGATCAGGCGCATGTACTCGTCCGGGGTGAGCGCGTCCTGCCAGTCACGACGTGCGCGGTCCGTGGCTTCCTTGCGCCAGCCGCGAAGGAACGGGCGCGGGTACCTCTCGCCGTCCGTCCACGAGTCGCCGCAGCCGCAGCAGGTGAGGCGCGACCCGTACCAGGCACCCAGCCAGGTCTGCGTGAACCGTCGCCGCGACTTGCAGGTCGGGCAGTGCATGACCCGTCGCTGGACAATCCCTCGCGCCGAGTAGCAGACGGTCAGACCTCCGTCACTGACGCACTCGGCCTGCGCTACGGCGCTCACCACCCCACCCCCCGGTGCTTGTGCGTCGCGGGCAGCACGCCACCCGTGCGCAGGTCGTCCGGGGACAGGGGGCGCGTGGCCGTTGCGAGGGCCTGGCCGATGAGGACGGCGAGGGTCCCGGCGATCTCCGGGTCCAGGTCGTGGCGGCCGATCATGCGCTTGCCCACCACTTCGCGCGCTCAACCAGCCGGAAGTAGGCGTTACGCACCTCGAATGGCGCGAGGTCAAGCAGGATCTCCTCGGCCATGTGGTGCGCCACCTCCGGGTCCTCGGAGTCGATGGCGTCGAGCCGCGTGACGGCCTGCATGGGCGTCACCACGCACCCCCCGCGACCCACGAGCCCATCTGCCACGTCGCGCCCGTCCAGAACGCGAGCAGGCCCAGGGCGACAACCGCGACAGTCGTGTGGCGGGTCCGGTTCACGGTGCGGCGAGGGCTGATGCGGTGGCCGAGGTCGTGCCACATCTCCCGCTCCCAGCGGTCGAAGTCGACGACCTGGGCGGCGGGGTGGAAGTTGGGGCGGTTCATGCGGCCACCGCCTCGAGCAGGTGGCCGTACTTGCGCTGCATGCGCTGACGCCAGGCCGCGGTGTCGACCGCCTCGACCCAATCGTGGATCGGGAGGAGGTCGTAAAGGCTCCACCAGTCACGCGCGGCGTCGGGGTTGTACTGCCTGTTGTGCATCGGGCGCAGGTTGTGGATCACCTTGCGCTCCTGCCGGCGACCGTCCTCGTAGGAGTACGGCCCGTCGTACGTGACCTTGTCCTCGCCCGGGACGACGAGTCCGGTGTTGATGTGCTGGCTCATCCGATGAACCGGGTTGCACGTGAGGCCGACGTACATCGGCATGCCCTCGGCGTCGAAGATCAGGTAGACCCAGTGGGGGCGCTCCTGTACCGGAACCCATGCGCCCATCAGGCTGCCCGCCGCTTCCCACGCGACCGCGAACGGCTCGTGCGACCGACCGGCGCGGCTGGGATCGTGTTGCGGTTTAGGTAGTCGTCCACGGCGGCGCGCCTGTACCTGAACTGGCCGCCCACCTTCACGGCTTCGATCTCCTGAGCGCGGCGGAGCCGGTCGACCGTCCAGCGGGACACGCCCAGCTCGGACGCCACCTCGTCGGGCTCGAGCAGGTCTCCGCCTGCGCCCGGTGTCTGCGTCGTCATGTCCCCAACGTGGCAGGACGTTGGTACCTGTGTCAAGACCTTGGTACCTACAAACTGGCCCGTGTCCCCGAACGGGTGCTTGATCCTTGCTAGTTGTATCGGTTCGGCTAGCAACTACTCCTCGTGGTCACCAACACTGAGCAGCCGATCGACCGAAGGACCCCACACGTGGCAAAGACACAGACGAGGAACAAGGTGCCCGCGACACCTGACAACGTGTTCGGCAAGACGCTCCAGGAGTGCCGCAAAGCAAGCGGCATGACCAACGCAGAGTCCTTGGCTGCGGCGCTCGGGGTCAGCGCCAGCAGCGTCAAGAACTGGGAGCAGGGGAGCCACCTACCCGAGGGTGAGTCAGCGTGGAAGCTGCATCTCTTGTTCGGGCCGTCGATCTTCCGTTCGCTCATGCCGCACGTGGCGCTGCCTGCCGGCGTGAAGATCGCGATCGAGCAACCCGAGGGCGCGGGTGACGCGTACGTCATCAGCCGCAAGGGGTCGAAGGTGGAGCGGCTGTCCAGGGCCGCGCAGCTCGCGGCGGAGATAGCAGCAGAGCCGGACGTGTGACCCGGGACCTTGGTCCTAGTCCGTTCGGACCAGGTGCTTAACACGGACGGTGTATCTGCCGGAACAGGATGTGATCTGTCGACCCCTGCGCGTACGGTCTCCGAACACACCGACCGCCAGTGGGGCAAGGTCGGACGTGACTAGCGTGGGGGACCGCGTGTCAGACCTCGAGATCCGTCTCAGTAGCAAGATCGACCCTGACGACCTGCTGGTTGTCAACCGCCCGAGCGGGCGAGTCGTGGCGGTGGTGTCGCCGCGGGCGACGCCGGAACAGGTGTCAGACCTGCTCCAGCTCGCCGGGCTCAGCCGACCCGACGTCGGCCGCTGCGATCTCACCGCGTGACACGGTGCGGTGGACGTCCCGCATCGACGCGGTGACGGCGGCCACCATCCTCTGCCGGCGCGACACGACGAGGTGCGCGTAGGTGCTGTAGGTGATCTGCACCGTCTCGTGGCCTAGTCGCTCGGACACGTCCTCGATGGACGCGCCGCCTGCAAGCATCCACGAGGCGTGCAGGTGTCGCAGGTCGTGGGGTGTGCAGTCGCGGACGCCCGCTCTCTTGCGTGCGGGGTGCCAGACGTCCTCGCGGAACGGGTTGTCACGCACGGGACCACCGCGGGGTGCGCGGAACACGTGGGTCCCGGGGGAGACGTCCCACCCGTCCGGGCGCTTCTCCTTGTAGGTGTCGCGCAGGGCGGTGAGGGTCGCCACGTCGGCGGCACTGAGGTCGATGGTGCGGACGGACCGCGGCGTCTTGGGTGTCTCGAGACGCCACCGTTGCTTGCCTTCGGGCTGGTTCGTTCCGGCGTCGTGGTACCCCTTGGACACCGTGAGCAGCGCCTGGGGGAGGCGGACATCCTGCCAGCGGAGAGCAGTGGCCTCATTGATGCGGAGCCCTGTCGCGGCGAGCGTCTCGACGAACGGCCGCCACCACTCGGGCAGCGCTTCGAGTAGGGCGTTGAACTCGTCGTTGGTCAGCGGCTCGACGGGTGTCCGGTACGCCTTGGGCAGCTTGACGTTGTCGCACGGGCTAGCCGGGATGAGGCCACGCTTGACGCAGTCGGACATGAGCTGAGAGAGCAGGGTGAACTCGTTGCGCACCGTCTTGGGCGCGATGGTCACCACGGGAGCGTCGTCTGCCTTGCCGCGCCTGTAGGTCTGCGAGGAGCGCGCCTGCACCCAGCGGGAGACGTCGTCGCGGGTGACGCTCGACAGCGGGTAGGCGGCGAACTTCTCCAGCCATGAGCCCTCGACAGCGACACGGCGCCGGTACTTGGACAGCGTGCCGTCCTTGGGGGAGTTGTGGTGCGCGAGGTAGTGCTCCCACGCCTCAGCGACGGTGTGCAGCCCGCCCCGGTCGCCGGCGCGCTCCCTCTCCTCCCAGACCCGTAGCGCCTCCTCGACTCCGGCGATGCGTGCGTGACGGGCGAACTGGCACGCCTCGCGCTGGTCGGGGAAGGTCGCGGACGTCTGCCCGCCCGGTCGCAGGGGTCGCCACTGTGCCCGGTAGGAGGTGCCGGATTCGGACGTGCGGCTGTAGACGTTGACGGCGGTCCCGGTGGGGGAGACGGGGGGTGCGTTCCAGGCGACGGCTGGCATGGGTCAGCCAGCCTCGCCGCAGGAGACGCACCGGACCCGCTTTCGGTGGCCGATCACATCGGCGGGAGACGTGCCGCGCCACACCCGACCCCAACCCGTGGGGAGCCCCGGGCGGTAGATCGGGCGGCGCTCCTCCGTGTGCCCACAGGACAGGGTCAGCCGGTGGTAGTAGTGCGATGAGTTCCCTTCCATGAACAGGGAGGTGGACATCCTCAGCTCGGCCTTGACGACATCACGCAGGGGGTAGTCGGCCAGCCCGCCGCTCACTGTCGACCTGGCCCATGTTGCCGCCAGGTGTTGCCATCGTCTGCCATGTTTGCCTCCGACCGGGTAACCGTGCTGGTCAGAGCAGTATAGCGGCTGTGTCCGAGGGGGGACTTGAACCCTCACCGGATATCAGGAAGTTGGTCCTCTGACCTGCATCTGCGCTGGTCAGTCTCGCGCGCCCCCTAGCCATGAGTGGCAAGACGTTGGTAGTGTCCCAGCATTGGTGTTGCCTATGGCAACACTCCAGACCACTCCAGAGGCCGCCAGGAGGCACCCGATGACCCGCACCAAGACCCTCGCCGCAGCCGGAGCTCTCGCCCTCGGCGCGACCCTCCTCGCGGGGTGCTCGAGCCAGACCGCCGCCGACGTTGCGGAGTACAACAGCGAGGTGGCGGCCGAGAACTTCGAGCAGCCGGTCCGCATCGTCGGCATCAACGGCATCACGGACGAGATCCTGTTCTCCGTCGAGGGGTACTGCTCCTACACGCACACCGGCGCAGTGCTGAAGGTGACCTGCCTGGAGGACCGAGAGACGGGCGAGACGACCCGGACCGTCCTCGGCCTGTCGGACAACGTGACGTTCGTCCGGACGCAGATGGAGGCGACGGAGACGGACCTGTTCCGCTCGCGCGTGATCTTCCGACCGGAGACGATCATCCCTGACTTCGACCTGTCGACGTCGGGCGGTGACCTCTGATGGAGGCTAGCCAGGTCGCAGCATGGGCCGCGCGCTTCCTGCTGGTCGTGCTCGGGCTGGTGGCGCTGAACATCCTGGTGCCACAGTCGGGCGTGGTCGTGGCTGCCATCCTCGCGGGTGCTGTCCTCGTCGGACTCGTCTGGCTGGCGCTCCCGAGACGCAGACACCGCCCATGACCCGGCACACCACCCACCCCACCCAGGAGGCACCGATGAGCGAGTCAGACGAGCCCAAGGCGTACGTCTGGGCGTGGCGCTACGGATCGTTGGGCGTCGAGGAGTTCGAGTCGCTGTCCGCGGCCGTAGCCGTGTCCCACGAGGCGTCCGATCGCGGCGAGGAGTACGTCCACTGCATCGAGGTTCCGGCCAAGGGCAGGGTGTACGACAAGGAGGAGGTCTACGACCTCTGGCGCCCGATTGAGGATGCCGAGGACGCGCGATTCCAGTCGGCACCCCGCAACGTCGCCGCTGTCATGGTGACCTCACCGGACGGCAAGGAGCGGGCGAACTACGAGGGCTACTCGACGCGCGCCAAGGCTGACGAGGTGGCGTCCGAGCTCCGCAAGGTGTTCGGTGATCGCGTGACGGTGAGGGACATCCCGTGACTGAGCGCATGACCCCCACCGAGCCCCCCCTGCCCGGCATCGTTGTCGCTGCCACTGAGTTGGCTGCGACCTCGGCGCTGTCGTTCGATCGGGCTCTGGCTCACGTCCAGGCTGCTGGCGGCTGGGTGACGAAGGAGGAGGCCGACGCCCGCGCCACCCACGCCGCCCAGCAGGAGAGGGCGCGGGTCGTGGCGTGGCTGGAGCGGGCGCGGGACTTCTTCGCTCGCGGTGAGGGCATCCTGGAGGAGGACGAGATCGCACGCAGGGTGAACGTCGCCGCCCTCGACAACGTCATCGCGGCCATCACCCGCGGCGACCACGAGGTGACCCCCGATGCCTGACACACGCGAGGACTACGCCGAACCCGCAGGCCCGTACCTGCCGTCTTGGGGCTTCTTGCCCCACCCCGATTCGTACGAGTCCCGCGATCTGCGCAACGCCGTGCGAGACATCAACGCCGCGGTTGCGGCCAGCGTGGAGCCCTACGCCGACCGCATGTTCGAGTTCGCGGCCAGCATCAACCGAGCCGTGCGGAGGACCCCCGATGCCTGACGAGCCCGAGCTGCCCGAGGCGGTGGCGTGGGGAATCAGCCTCCACCCCGAGCCCTACGCGGTCACGAACGACATGAGCACGGTGTCGGCGGCCCACATCAGCGGTGCCGACATCGAACCCCTCTACACCCGCGCCCAACTTACCGCCCACGCTGAGGCGGTCGCGGCGGTGCGGGTTCGGGAGGCGATGGGCGATGCCGGGTTCTGTGACGGCGAGCCGACGTGCGTCTACCGCGACACCTGGCAGCCGACAGCCAAGGAAATCGCAGCCGCACGGGCCAGGGTCGCCCTAGCCGAGCACGGCGGCTACAAGGTCGAGCCGTGGGTGGAGCGGCTGGCAGGGATGACGCCCCGCGGTTCGTGATGCCGTCCTCCGAGCGGTGTGACGCAGCAATCCGGCGCCAAGAGGAGAAGCCATGAGCATCCTGCTACCGGTTGTGGGTTTCGCCGGGTTCTTGCTCGCCTTCCTGCTGTTCGGCCGTCGCCTGCGGTCCTACCCCGCGCGCTACTGGCCTGCCGCTGGGGTCGGCCTGGTCGGCTACGTCGTGGCTGCCTCACTGACCTACGGCGCTGCGGTGGTGATCGCATGAGCAACCTGGTGGCGTTTCTGACGGCGCGACTGGACGAGGACGAGCACCGCGCCCGCTATGCCGCCGACCGCGATCCGGTGGACAGCCGAGCTCCGGGCGGCTGGGGCGGCTGGTGGTACGGCCACTACATGCACTACAGCCGCTACAGCCCCGAGCGGGCACTGGCCGAGGTGGCGGCCAAGCGTGCCATCGTCGACCTGGAGATCCTGCGCTACTGCGACAACGTGCCCCGATCAGGGTTCATCTCCGACCAGGTTGCAGGCCGGATCATCGGGCGGGCTGACACCAAGGGGTTGCGACTCCTCGCCCAACCCTTCCGATCGCACCCAGACTTCGACCCCGCGTGGGAGGTGTGACTTCAGAACACGTTCTGAACGCACGAATGGCCCCCGACCACCTCAGCGAGGCGATCGGGGGCCATGTCGTGCGGTGTGCGTATCCCGGAGGATGACCTCAGCCAAACGAGAGCAACCCGCCAGCCGTGCGGACGGTGGGCGCTACGGGGTGGGCTTGCGCTACAGATTGCGGGCGTCCCGGGCTACAGATCGTCGCCCCACCCGAGCGGACACACCCGCTCATGCTCCCGCGCCAGGCTCGGCACCGGGAACGGACGCACGCCGCAGTTGAACCGGCAGCACCAGAGAGAGTCGGGCTGCGAGGTCACCGCGTCCGCAGCAGCTCGTCCAGCCACATGTCCGCCCGGATCATGATGACCTCGGCGGCCAGGCGGTCCTCGTCGTCGACCTCGCGGTCCTCGGGGTGCAGACACGTCCAATGCATGACGGCAATCTCTGACAGGCGAGTGTGGACCTGCTCGGCGGGGAACCGTGAGAGTCGTGAGCCCGCGGGGTGCGTCTTGGGGCGCACGGGCTGCGGCTCAGGTTCGCCGGCCACGAGCCACCGCCAGGCCAGCAGGGGCCACAGGATGAACCGCCACACGCTCCACCTCCACTAGTCCTACCGTTAGCGGGCGCATTGGCCTACCACTAACGGGCCTTCCGCGTGACCGCGCGGCCCTTGATGAAGTTGTTCCGCACCACCGCGCCGCAGTTTTGGCAGCGGTACTGCGCGTACTTCGTCTGAGCCGTGTGGTTCCAGCCGTCGCGCTTGAGCTCCGGCGACCCGCAGTTGGAGCAGGCGTGCTCCTCCTCGGTAAACACGGCCAGGTTGGGGTGGTTGATCCAGCCGCGCAGCCGGTCGACCAGCGCCTCGGACGCTGCGATGTCGCCGCGGTTGTACCGCTCGAGCCGCCGTTGGGCCTTCACGTCACCGGCGACGGCAGCCCGGGCCATCGTCACCTCGTACTTGTCGGTCTTAGTCTCAATGCCCATGCGCTGCGTGAGTGCGGCGAGGGTCATGGACTCGTCACCGAACACGCGCCGGCACTCGGTCAGCGTGTCGACGAACCTCACGGGCCGCGGCTGAGGGAGTCCGGCGTCGCGCCAGTCGGTGTTCAGCTTCTTGCCGTCGAAGCCCTTCACGTTGTGCCCGTACACGATGTCGGCGTCGTCCCAGGCTTCCCAGGTCGCCTTGAGCATGGCGTCGCGGCCACCCTCACCCCACGTGGACGAGAAGTGGGTCTTGCGTTCGCCGTACCACCGCCACGCCGCACAGATCGTCTGCGGCCACTCGGTCACCTCGTCGGGACGGAGCCGTCTACCCAGGAACGACTTCCACTGCGACAGGTCCCAGAAATCACCCTCGATCGTGAGGCTGCCCCGGTAGCCCTCCAGCCGGAACCGGCCTGGCACGCGCTCCAGGTCGATGGTCAGGATGCGGGGACCCTTGACGACGACGCGCGGCATGGGGTCGAGGAGTCCGTCAAGGTTCATCGTGTCAGCGCCCACTTGAGGCGGGCCGGGATGAGGCGCGGCCAGCAACGCCAGCAGGCGGCCAGGGGTCCGCGACCGTGCGACCCGTGGATGATTGCCTTGCGGTAGTACCGGTCGGGGTCCTCGCGCAGCAACTCGCCAGCACTGAGAAGGGGGCAGCCCTTGATGGCCGTCACCCGAGGGTCCCGTGAGACTTGCAGCATCCGCACTTGCCGTCACGATGACGCGACACCGTCAGGCCCGTGATGTCCAGCCCGCGACGAGTCAGCCGGCGCGCCAGCTCCTCGTGCTGCATCTGCTCCTTGGGCGTGGCGAACGCGGCCCGGATCACCTCGCGGCCCTTGTCGTCCAGAGCCTGCATCGCCGGGTACAGCGAGCAGTGCTGCCGACACTCACGATGCGGCGATGCGAGCAGGTCGCCCAGGTCGTCGAGATCGAGCACGGTCACTCCTCAGGTGAGGTTGGACACGACGACGGAGACGACAGCCGCAGCGACGCCCACCCCCGTCAGGACGACGCCGATGCCCCAGCGGACACCCGTGCGCCACTCGCTCTTGGCTTCGTCGATCTCCTTGCCCCGCATGTTCGCCTCGGTCGTGAGGCCCATCTCACGCGCGGAACGTTCGTCCTCCTGCGACTTGCGCAACGCCTCGACCGCGGCCCAGATTTGCGCCCGGTCCTCAGCACGTGCCGCCCGCTCCACGCCCATGTCCGCGGCCAGCCCGGTCATCACGTGATCCACCCGACGCATGTCCGCCTGGTGAGTTTCGGTCGTCACCAGCTTGTCCAGGCGAGACTCCACGCGGGCGATGGCGTCAAGCACCATCGTCCACGGCGACGGGGGGATCTGTTCGGCCATGACTCAGTCCGTCAGGTCCGGGCTCAGGTCGGGACGCTCGGTGTGCCTGCCGATGTACCCGCCGACGAACGACCCGACGACACCGAGCAGCAGCAGCGCCGCACCCGACACGGGCGACGGGACGAGGCTGGCTGTGTACGCGGCGTTCGCAGCATCCGCGGGACCGTTCCAGCCGTAGACGCCCAGCAGCCACACCAGCAGCACGCCGACCACGCCACCAGCGCCACCACCAGCCGCGCCCGTGATGACCTTCGTCTCGATGACGCGCGGGGGCACGGTCGCCGGCTTCGTGAACCCGCCCATCAGGACTTGCCCAGCTCGACGACGATGGCGCGGGCGAGCTCGTCCACGTCGACCGCGGCGTCAGGGTTCGACTCCAGCGCGATGGCGAGGGCCGCGGCGATCTTGCGGGAGTCCAGCGCGGCCTTCAGCGCGGCGAGCACGGGCGCGACGGCCTTGTTCGCCTGCTCGAGCATGTCGCGGCGCAGGATCAGGCGCTCATCTTCGGTCACGGTGAAGCCCTTCGGGATCGTCGGTGTCGGTCGGTAGTGAAGTCCTGCCCCCGTGACCTGCCAGGGGTGGCCCGCGTCGTAGGCGGATGCCTCGCGGGACACGCTCACGTGGACGTGCCGCTCGTGGGGGTTGCTGCCGCTGTAGGGGCGCCAGGTCCAGTTGCCGGCGTAGCCCGACGCGATGCGGGACCGCCAGATGACGTACCCGCCATCGGCCAGGCGTCGGTCACCGGAGCCACCGAGGGCGCGAATCCGCTCGGCCAGCACGTCGCAGTCGAGCCCGCCGAACGGGTCGTGCGTGAAGTCGAACGCGCGGACGACACCGATGCCGGCAGCGTCGATTATCCAGGGGTTGTGGTCCGAGCCGCGGGAGGCGTGGGCGGCGTCACCGATCCAGCCGTCAGACACCTTGGAGCGGTTGGGGGCGTAGTCGTTGACCTCATTGCGGAGGACTTCGAGTGAGCGCGCCAGGCGGTACGTCATGCTCCCCGCCCCCTTTCCCTCTACGCTCAGGTATCAGGATCGTTATGCCTACACACATTAGTGCATGACGACGTTCTGCCTACACAACACACCGGAGGTTCGCCCATGCCGCGTCCTTCGATGAGCGGTGAGGGTCGGTCCCCGCAGATCACGCTGCGGCTTGCGGCTGGTGCGCGTGAGGATGGGCAGTGGGCGGCGGATGTGCTGGACACGACCGTCAGCCGGCGTCTCCGTGAGGCGCACGAGCAGATGGTCCGTGAGGCTGAGCGCGCGTCGGGTCTGCTCAGGCCCTCAGCGCGTCCCGGACCTCAGCCCGAGTGATGTGCCCCGGCTCGTCGTAGGCGGCCTGTAGCGCCGCGACGATCCGCTCCAGTCGTGCGTGCTCGGCAGGGTCACAAGCGGGCGCGGGTGATGCTCCGAGGATGACGGCCACGGTTTCTCCGTTCCTGGGACGTATCGGCGGGCAGGGTGGCAGCCTCTTGACCAGGGACAAGGGGGTGGCGCTATGACGCTGCTGGACAGGGTGAGGGGACGCCGGGCCGCTGACAGGAAGCGGCAGGACCACGCCGAACGGATGCACCGACTGTGCCGTGACGAGGCGGCACGGTTGCGGGACGAGGCTGGGGAGCAGGCGGGGCGGCTCGCGGCGGTGCTGGAGGGTGCCGTCGACCCGCCCCCGTCTGCGGTCACGGCGGCCGACCGGATTGAGAGGCAGCGACCCCGGCTCGAGCAACTGGTCACGCCGCTCGGTGAGCCCTACGGCGAGGGCACCACGGTCGGGCAGATGGCGCGGCGTGCGTCCGGGCGGCGCAACGACGGGCTGCTGCTGCACTCGGCCGCGACGGTGTGGCAGCCGCAGTGGGCGCTCGAAATGGGCACCTGCTGCGGCGTGTCCGGCGCGTACATCGCCGCCGCGTTGCAGCCGAACGGTGGCCGGCTGCTGTCGCTGGAGCTGTCCCCGATCCTGGCCCGGACTGCCGAATGGCTCTGGGACCTGACCGGGGTGCGGGCGTCCGTGAGGGTTGGTGACTTCGCGGACACGTTCGAGCCCGCCCTGGACCCGGTGCCGTCGTGGGTGTTCGTGGACGGCAACCACAAGCACGACCCGACCTGGCACTACTTCGAGCGACTGACCGAGGTGTGCCCAGCCGGGTCGCTGCTCATCTTCGACGACATCGCCTGGTCCGAGGGCATGGCGAGCGCGTGGGCGAAGATCCGCGCCGACGAACGCACCGCTGTCTCGGCGGACGTCGGTTCGGTCGGCTTCGTTGTCACCACCTAGAGGATCTGCCGCCAGGTGCCGTCGCGGCGGACGTACACCTGCGCCGGCGTCCACGTGCCGCCCCGGCGCACGTAGACGGGTGCGGTGGTGCTCGTGGCTGTGGCGATGAACTTCGCCGCACCGACGAACAGTCGCGCGGGGACCGCGGGCACGGTGAGGCGTGCCGCGCCGACCTTGAGGCCAGCGGGCGGGCCGTCCGTCCGCAGTCGCGCGTAGCCGACGAACAGGTGCGCGTCGGCTTCCGGCTCGGGCTCGGGCGGCTCCGGTGTCAGGAGCCGCGCGTTACCGACTCGCAGGCTCACGGGTCAGACCGCAGCCGTCGCCGTGAACCGGATCCGCAGCGCGGTGTAGTCCGTGATGTTGCCCGCCTCAGCCTCCGACAGCGTGAACTGCCGGGTCGTCGGGGTGGTGGTCAGGTCGGTGAAGTCCTGCGTCTTGATGACCGTCGACCCCTGCATGAGCGCCACGGCCAGCGTGTGCGAGGTGATGCCCGAGTCGCGCCACACCTGCACCTCGACGACGTGGCCCGTGTTCACGCCCGGGTCGATGCCAGGCGCCAGGGACGCGGTGTAGGCAGCGGCGGACGGCAGCGACGGCGAGGCGATGTAGTCCGCCGAGCTCGCCACCGTCTCGTCGATGTTGGACGAGATCGGCGTCGCGGAAGGCGTCGCGGTCCAGGCGCCCGTGTTCGACACGTCCCCGTTCGGCCGCAGCGACTGACCCGGCTGCACGAACGTCACGTTCACGTCGTCGGTGCTGGTCTGCCCGTTGGAGTCCGTCGCAGAGTGCCGCATGACGAGCGTGCCCGTCGTCGCGGGCGGGGTGATCGTGACCGTGGCCGTCGTGGTGCCGGACAGGGCGACCGTGGGGCCACTGATGCGCTCCCACGAGCGGGACACGATCGTCGCGCCACCGTTGCCCGTCGCGGTACCCGTCAGCGTGAAGTCAGCAGCACCGGCCTCCACCGTCTGGTCAGCACCAGCGGACACGGTCGGCGGGGTCAGGCTCGCACCAGCCAGCAGGACCGTGATACCCGTCCGGGCACCCGACGACGCAGACAGGGTAATCGCCGTTGACGCCGCAACCTCAGCCGAGGACGAGTACGTCTTGGTCGCCACGACCGAGTGACCGTTCGACCCGGAGCCCGCCGTGTTCGACTCCTGCGCGCGCACCGTCGCACCGTCAGCGGCGGTCGACGTGAGCTGCGTACCCGACGCACCGTTGGCGAACCCGATGTAAACGACCGTGCCCGACGAGCCCGAAGGGGTCGCCGCGGGGAACGGGATGTTCCCAGCGCCCGAGGAGTAGTCAGCGACCGCGAACACAGGCGACGTGTCGGTGCTCGTGTCGACCAGCGCCACCGCAGTCCAGCGACCCGTCGTACTGCCCACCGACGCGATCGTGACCGTGCCCGTCGACAGGTCACCCGACGTCAGGACACGCTGCCACGTCGTGTACCGACCCGACGACGCCAGGTTCGACACGCCAGACGCGGGAGTCAGCCGGGTCAAGGAGTTCGCCCCGATGGTCACCGTCATGTCCGTGTGCGACGTACCCGTGGCGAGCACGCCCACCAGCAGGACGTTCCCCGCCGCGGCACCCGAGGGGATGCTGATGGTCGTGCCCGTCGTGGTCGAGCTGTTCTGGACGGCGGTCGCGTTGACGTAGGTCACGGCAGGACTCCGATCGGTGAGAGGTGGAAGGTCATACCGACGCGCCGGCCGGGGTGAAGATGCCCTTGTCGCTGGTCCACGAGGTCGCCCACGTGTTGCCCGACTTCACGTTGCCGCGCACGCCCGCATCGAACGCCGCGATACCGCCGTACAGCGGGCCGTTCACGTCCTCGAAGCGGAACAGGTTGTTGAGGAACCGGATGTCGTCGGCCACCGGGAACGCCTTTGAAGTGAGGCAGCCGCCGTAGGAGATGTAGCCGTCCGCGCACACCAGGTGGTTGCCCTCGATGAGGTGGTCGAACGTCGCCCGCGAGTCGTTGTAGATGCTCAGCGCCGACGACGAGAACTGGTTCTTGCACTCCAGGTGGTTGCGGCGGATCACGTTCCGCGCGCCGCCGTCGCAGGCAGCCGCCGTCCGGTGCGCCGCCGACCCCGACTGGTGGTAGTTGGCGCTGATGTAGGAGTCCTCGAGCACGCAGTCGTCTCGGTAGCGGAACCCGCGGCCGACGTCGTGGACGTACAGGTGGTGGGCGTAGACGCCGCGCCACAGCTCCAGGTAGACGGCTACCACGGCGTCGATCACGCCCGGCAGGTCGGGGCGGCCTGCGACCTCCACGTTGTAGATCTCGGTGTTCGCGGGGCGCAGGCCCGTCGTGGGGTGCGTCTGCGAGCGGATGGCGTACTGCCCGGACGCGGTGGGCCGCCAATCGACGTAGCAGTCCCGGATGATGACGTCGTCGTGGCGGACGTTGATCGCCACCGAGCCGGTGAAGCGCAGGCCCTCGATCACCTGCCCGTGCGCGGTCGTCGTGACCGTGCCGGACGGGACGAGGTCAGCGACGGGGATGCGGGAGCCGATGCGCCGCGCCGTGACGTCAGCCAGGGTCGGGTACGCGCCGAGGGGTGCGGGGGGCGGGTCGCCGCCGCCAGTCTCGCCGCCACCCGGGTCAGGGTCGGGGCCAGGAGCAGCGCCCTGCCCGAGCAGGACCCACGCGCCGTTGACGCGCTTATAGATGCCGTCCGGTGTCGTCGTCACGGTCAGCCCTTGAAACAGACGTCGCCGTCAGTGGCACCATCGGCCGCGGTCGGCAGAGTCTCCGAGGACGTGCGCAGCCAGAACCGGCCGACCGTCGACCCAGCGAACCGGGCGACGTCGAGCACCTGCTGGTCGACGTACACCTTCGCCTGCAACTCGGCGGCGTCGGCCTTCTCCTGCGCGCCCGTGATCGTCTCGACCTCACCGACCGTCGCCAGGACAGCCTCAGCCGCAGCAGCAGCATCGGCCGCGGACTGCGCCAGGTCGGCCACGTCGTCCGAGGTGACCGTGAACGCACCAGCGCCCGCGTCGTACGTGACCTTCGTCGCCGGCAGCAGACACGACGGGGTGACGCCCTCGGGGTTCGACTGGAACGGCGTGATCTCGGACAGCGCCACCGGGTCCAGCGGGGTGAGGACGTCGCCCGCGATCGACCGCACCGTGATGGCGGTCGACGGCAGACGCTCGCCCGACGTGCCCTCCAGCACCAGACGGTCGTAGGCGTAGTGGGTGGTGCCGCTGACGTCGGTGGGCATCGTCGTCTCCTCAGAGGGCCGTGGCAGTGACGCGGGAAGTGGTGCGGACGGTCAAGGTGCCTTCCGTGGTGACGGCGCGGAGGACGACCGAGGGAGACGCGGACGTCGACGTGCCGACGCCGTGGACGGTGACGAACTGGTCCTCGTCGCTCACCGGCTCCACGAACGGACCCGTCGTGCCGACCGTCACCCCGTCGACCGTCACCCAGACCGTGACGTTGCCGCTGGTGACGTTCTGCCGGTAGCGCAGGGTGCCCATGACGAGCACCTGCCGCCCCACGCCCGCGTTCGACAGGGAGACTGAGGTGACAGCGGCGGTGACGTCCTCAGCCACGATGTCATCAGCGGAACGGGTGCCCGAGCCAGCCACCGCGCCCTGCGTCACCCAGCCTGGGCTGCCGAGCGTCGCGGACGTGCTGCCGACGAGCTCGCGACGCAGGTTGCGGCCCGACTGGCGGACCACCGTGCCCAGCGACGGCGACGAGGGCAGGTCACCCGACGCGGGGATCAGGTAGTCGCCACCAATCCACCCGCGCTGGTCCGTGATGTCCGTCTGTGAGACAGCCGCGACACCCTCCTGCCGCACCACCGCGAGCGGCAGGTCGTAGTCCGACGCGTCACGCACCAGCGACGGGATGACAGCCGAACCGATCGTGGCCGGCGTGCCCGTGATCGCCTCCACCGTCGCGTCGAACGTCGACAGGTCCAGCCGCAGCACGATCCGGCTGTAACGCTCCTGGCCCGCGGTCGGCTGCGTACCCAGCGAGCCGAGCGCCTTCGTGATCGTCGCGTCCGACTCGTAGTGGAAGCCCTGCACCAGCGAGCGACCCGCCAGGATGCTGACCGTCGTCGAGGAGCCATCCGCAGTCACCCGCAGACCCGTGCCCGTCGTGTCACTCACGATGCCGTCCGCGCGGTCGAACAGGTCCCGCCAGCCCGCCTCGGAGGTGTCGCCGGTGCCGGGGATCGTCGTCTCAGCCATGCCGTCGTCTCCTCAGAGTCTCGCCAAGCCGGACGCGATGCGCCGGGCCACGTCCGCCTGCCGTTGCACAGACCACTCACCGATCGACGGCGACCACCGGGGGGCCGCACCGTCGCTGTCACTGATCGCCAGCCGCTCCAGGCGGTCCGTCACCGACTGGCCGTCCTCCGACACCGTCACCAGGTCACCCAGCGCGTAGTCGACGCCGTAACGCCACTGCACGGACTCGGTCGGCTCGACCTGGATGCCGTTCTGCGACGCGCCCTCCAGCAGCAGCTCGTCGGCCGACTCCTTGAGGTCCGTGCCGTCCTCGACGTTGGTCTGCGCGGAGAACCGTTCGCGCCGGAAACCGAAACCACCCGTTGGGGCCGTCGCCGTCGAGCGGACGAAGTTGCGCGTCGTCAACTCGTCGCGGCCACCAGCGATGACATCTGTCGCCTCAGCAGCCGTCCACGTCCACGCTGAACCGACCAGCGTGCCCGCCTCCACCGACCAGACCAGGCCAGGGCGAGCGACAGGCACGGACGGCTCCACGAGGAGTTCCCCGCGCCCGCCCTGCACCAGCCGGACACCGACACCGCCCTTGACGCTCACCGACCGGGCGACGTCGAGCAGGCTGTGGAAGCGCGACTTGTACGTGATCGTGCTGCCGCGACCCAGGGATGCCGGTACGACCAGTTCCGCGATCTCACGGCGAGCCAGCGCACCCGAGCCGACGTTGGCCGTGATGTAACCGAGCAGGACCGTCTCAGCCGCACCCGTGCGCGTGTCGTAGGCCGTGCCGATCGTCGCCGCCGTCGTCGAGACATCCGTGGCCGGCGTCATGAAGCCCAGGTAGCCGGCGAGGATGCCCGTGTCCGTCATGCCGTAGCACGTCACCGAGTCGCGGGCGTAACCGGACGGGGCGCCTGACGTGCGAGTCGCGGTCAGGACCGGGCCGGACCACACGACCTCGGGGCTGCCCTCCTCGCGGACGACGACACCCCAGCGCGCCAGATCCTCACCAGCCAGCCGCGACGCCGTCAGAGCCCGCGCCGCGTCCGTGTGCTTCGGCCAGATCGCCTGCCACTGACCCGCGCCCACGTACTCCAGCAGGCCGTACATCGACGAGTAGCCCGAACCGTCCTCGACCTCGACGAAGTCCTTACGCAGCGACACCGTCAGGCGACGGCTCACAGCAGCACCTCGAACCGGGGCGACCACGCGACCGTGACCGTCGTCGTCGCATCCGCGCCGACAGCCTCCACCAGCACCGACTCAGACTCCGTGCGCAGACGGAACAGCTCAGAGCCGGGGGCGACGTACTGCCACCAGTTGCCGTCCACGCTGTGCGACACGCGGCCCGTCTCGCGCGGGTCCGTGAGCACCGTCAACGTCTCACCCGTCAGCAGCGGCTCATCCACGGACCACGTCACACCGTCGCCGCGCGTGATCGTCAGGCTGGTGAACGGGCCGGTGATCGTCCACGTGGGCCACGTGTCCAGGTCGCCGCCCACCTCCAGCGGGTTCGCCTCACCCAGCACCGACGACTCAGCCAGAGACAGCGGCAGGATCGGGAAGAACGAACCACCAGCGCCACCGACGCTCCACGTGCGGGAACGCTGGTCGCCGGACCACCAGGGGTCTAGTGCGCGCAGACGCAGGGGGACCGTCGTGTACTTCGCCACCCACGACGAGTTCCACCACGAGTCACCCTCAGCCTGGTACCGCATCACGGGCAGGGACAGCGTCGCGCCACTCTCGAGCGACCCGACGAGCTGCACGTCCTCGGCGTACGGCGACAGGACGCGCCGCAGGTCCGCCAGGGCAGCAGCGACCGCCGACGTGGACGACGAGCGCACCAGCAGGGGCAGCAGCAGGTCCACCGAGCCGACGATGCGCCGCTCCGACCGCAGCACGGCACCGTCGAACGACGGGGACGTGGCGAGGTCTACGTCGAACGGGGCACCCGCCAGACCGGACGGACCACGCAGCAGGTCGAACGGGTCCGCCAGCAGGTCGACGGAGCCGTTGGACGACGTGACCTTGAGCGACCGGACGGCCGACAGGACCGGGGCGGCAGCGCCGGAAGCCGTCGAGCCGCCCGCACCCAGGATGACAGCGGTCATGCCGGCGCACCCCATCCCGCGATCGTGGCGGCGAACTGCTGCTCCATGACGATGCGCTGAGCCAGCCGCGCCTCGTCCGTGCTCGTGGCCTTGACGTTGACGTTGAGCACCCGGCCACCCGTGCGGTTCATGCCGAACATGCGGTTGGTCTGGCCCAGGTCGACGAGCCCGCCGTTAGCGAAGCCCGGCGCCATGCGTCCGCGGTTGATCGCGTCGAGGAAGTCGACACCCACCGCGTTGACGGCGTCCGCGCGCACGACGTACTCGCCGTTGCTGAGGTACGACAGGATGCTGTCGCTCGTCCCCGTACCGGGGCCGGTGACGTAGCCGCCCGACCAGTTCTCGCGCGGCTGGTTGCCGCCACGGTTCGACTGCGCGATGTCCTGCCGAACCGTCGACTCGTAGGTGGTGATGTCGATGCGGATGTTCTTGTCGATGTTGTCCAGCGACGCCTTGAGGTAGTCTGCATCCGCGATCGCCTTCGCCATGCCGGGCGTCGTGACCTCAGTCTCGACCAGCGCGGGCACCTGCTCCAGCGACGCCGTGTACTCCAGGGCCTCCTCGCGGGAGTAGCCCATCGCCACGATCTGGTCGACCAGCGCCGCGCGAGACGCCTTCGTCTTGTCCGTGATCGCGCCGATGCCACGGCCACGCTCGGCCATGACCTTCGCCTCCTCGCCAATGGCAAGGATCGTCGCGTCGATCATGTCGCGGTTGTCGCGGCCGGCCTGCGTCTGAGCCTTGATCGACTCGTTCAGCGGGACGAACGCCTCGCCTGCCTCCTCGGCAGCCTTCTTCGCCTCGGCCGTCTTGTCGGCCATGTCCGCGATCGCCTGGGCGGTGTTGTCCGCGGCCTCCTGCTGAGACAGCGTGACGCCGAACAGGTTGTCGAGAGCCGTGCTCAGCGCGTCGATCTGGTCCTCTGCGGACTCAGTCTCGGTGACGATGTACGCGGCGGACTCGGCCACGGCGTCCATGCCGCCCGCAGCCTCGTAGTGCTCCGTCGCGGCCTTGTTGACAGCCTCGGCGGCGCCGTTGATGGCCTCGTACTCCTGCCGCCATGCGCGGGTCGCGGCGTCGAGCTGGCCCGTCTGGTCACCGATGATCCCGTTGAGTCGGTCGGCCGCGTCACTGACCCGCAGGTTCTCCGAGCCGAGCGCGTTCAGACTCGACCGGCCGTCCTCGGAGTAGTTGCGGGCGTCGTCGATGCGCGCACCGACGATCCGCATGGCCTCGGCGTTGCCGAGGGCGGCGTCCGTGACGACGTCGAGCTCCAGCCCGAGAGCCTTCGCGGCGTCGAGAGCGCCCTGGTCCTGGAGCGAGCGCACGACCGCGGCGCGGGTGTTCTCCGTCAGGGCGCCGGTCGCCTCGTCCAGGCTTGACTTGTACTCGTCGATGGCCTGCTGCTGGTCAGCCCACGACTTGGCGAGTGTGCCGCCGACCAGAGAGAGCCCAACGATGGCGAGCCCGATCGGACCCGCAGCCGCCTGCATCGCCCGCAGCCCACCAGCAGCCTTCGCACCCAGCGGGCCGGTAGCGGCCAGCGTGGCGTTCATCGCGGCGATCTTCGGCGTGAGGATCAGGTAGGCAGCACCGAGCAGCCCAGCAGCGGTCGTCGCCAGAGTGAAGCCGCCCACGACCTCGAGCACCGGGTCCGGCAGGTCAGCGATTGCGCCGACGATCGTGCCGACATCCTCAGCAGCCGACGCCAGGGCGGGACCGAACACCTCGCCCACGCTGATAGCGGCGTCGTTGAAGGCGTTGCGGGTCCGCTGCAACTGAGCCTCGGTCGTCGCGTACCGCTGCGCAGCCTCCTCGGCCAGCGCGGTGTTCTCCTCCCACGCGGCAGAGCCGAGCGTCAGGGAGTCCGTGAACAGGTCGCCCGCAGACGCAGCACGCAGCAGCGCGTCACGCACGCGGATCTCGCCCAGCTCCAGATCCTCCAGCACGCCGAACACGTCGCCACCGGACTGCTGGATGCCACCGAGCCCCTGGATGAACAGGGAGATCGCGCCCGCAGCGTCGTCGCGGTAAGCCGCCGCGAACTCCTCCGCAGACAGGCCCGCCACCTCAGCGAACCGGGCCAGATCCTCACCGCCACCACGCACGGCCTGCTCGATCGTGACGAACGTCCGGGAGATCGCCGTACCGCCAGCCTCAGCCTCGATGCCGACGCTCGACAGGGCAGCCGCGAACGACAGCACCTCATCCTCGGACAGCCCGATCTGGCGGCCAGCACCAGCGATGCGCAGGCCCATCTCGACGATCTCGCGCTCCGTCGTGGCGCTGTTGTTGCCCAGGTCCACGATCGTCGAGCCGAGCCGGTCCACGTCGTCCGCGCTCGTGCCCATGATGTTGGAGAACCGGGCCAGGGCGGTCGCGGCCTCGTCGGCGGACAGGTTCGTCGTCTCGCCCAGGTCGACCATGACGCCCGTGAAGCGCAGGATGTCGTCGCGGGCGATGCCGAGCTGACCAGCAGCCGCAGCGACCGCGGCGAGCTCCTGGTGCGTGGCCGGCAGTTCCCGGGCCATGTTCCGCAGCCCGGCCTCGACCGCGGCCAACTGCTCGGGCGTGCCGTCGACCGTCTTGCGGACACCGGCGAACGCCGACTCCCACTGGACCGCCGCACGAACCGACACCAGCAGCGCAGCACCCACCGCGGCAGCCGCGACGGCCATGCCCTTGCCGATGGAGTCCGACAGGTCACGCTGCGCCCGAGCCGTCCGCTCGGCCGCCTTCTCCTGCTTCTGGAACTCACGCTCCAGCACACGAGCCGACGCCGCCGCAGACTTCGCGGCCCGGTCGAACCCCGACGAGTCACCGGAGATCCTGACGGAGAGGTCAGTGCTTGCCACGAACCCTCCTCCAGATAAGGCGGATCTTCTCGCCGGGTCGCGGCTTGTCCTGGCGTGGCGCCTCGAGCTGTGCGCAGCCCGGACACCAGACCGTCGTCGTCGTCACCTGCTGGATCGCCTCAGTCGTCCAGGCGTCCGGGTGGACACCGCAGCCCCCGCACGTCTCGTCCAGGTACTGCTGGTAGGCGATCGCATTCGCCTGGTCCGCCTCCGACCACGACAGGAACTCAGACAGCGAGATCCGGTAGTGGTGAGCGGCACGCAGGCGAGCCCGGAACAGAGAGTCCCGGGCTAGACGGCCAAAGGGCCGCCGATCCCACCCCTGCCGGCGTTGACCTCCCACGCGGTCAGCCACAGCGTGTTCGCGTGGCCCGCGGTGAACGTCCGGTCCTTCAAGTGCTCACGCCACCACGCGACGTCCTGGAGCTCAGGGTCCGTCGCACAGCGCGCGAACAGGTGAGGGCGCATCGACTTCTCGTCGACCTCGCCCTCGTCGTCCACGTGCTCGGCCAGCAGCGCCTCGAACTCAGCGACCGGAAGCGCCTCGAACTCGACGACGTCCTCCAGGTCAGCCGCACCGGCCTCCAGCGACGCCAGCGCCTCCTCAGCCTTCACCAGAGCCTCGGTGCGCTCCGACGAACGGCCCAGCAGGTCCACGATCGACCGCTGCTCAGCGAGGCGGCGGGCGTCGGCCTCACGGCCCGGCTTGACCAGCCGAGCCGTGAGGCGACGAGGCGCCCGAGCCTCCAGAGAGGAACGAAGGCTCACGCGGAAGCCGGGAGGGTGACGCGCTCGCGCCGGTTCACCGAGAACGACACGTTGGTGCGGGTGACCGAGCGGGCCGCGATGACGTCGGACATCGTCGACACCTCAGCCTTGAACACCCACGCGGGCTCGCCACCCGTGCCGGCGTTGCCAGACGGGCAGACGACGAGGTACCCGGCGTCACCCGAGGCCAGCACGGTGTAGATGTCGCCGGCCGTGGCCTCCTGCGACTCGTAACCGCAGACCAGGGACAGCTCGTTGAGGTTCGACCCGACGAACACCTTGGCGGCAGTCGAGTCGTCCATGAGGTCGAAGTCCTCGTACTGCGGCTGGTCGTCGCCACCGCTCACCGCGTTGACCGCGGCAGTGATGTCGTCGCCGGCCGTGATCTCCAGCTGCGTCGGGGTCAGGTCGGTCGCCACGATCGTGGTCAGCCAGTAGAACTTGGCCCGACCGTTCGGCGCGGACAGGTTCGGGCGGACAAGAGTCGCCATTGCGGTGTTCCTCTCAGGATGTGATGCGGAAGCCCGCCCGAGCGGCGGCCTTGTCGAACGCCTCAGTGGCGCGCTTGAGTGCCTGACGCCCCGCGGTGCGGAGGGCCGGGACCAGGAAGGGGCGGGTGCGCTGCTCGTACCAGCGAGATCGGTTGCCGAACAGCGGGTGGGCGAACGACCCCTGACCCCGCTTGCCCTCGTAGGCGCCCGCGTGCGGCGCGATGCGGCGGCGGGCCACGACGCGGATCGCCTCACGGTTGCGCTGGAAGGCCACACGGGTGGTCAGCGACCGAGGGATGCGCGTCGACCACGAGGCATTCGCGGATGCCTCACGCTTCACGTCGTCGGCGGTGTCCTTGAGTGCACGCCGGATCTCCGGGCGCATGTACTTCGGGACAGCCGACAGGCGCTGCTGGAGCGTGATCCCGTCGACAGAACCCTTGATCTCGAACGACGGCTCGGTCACTGCTGGACCTGAGCCACCACCGCGAACTCGACACCAGCGGTGCCGCCGTCCTCAGCGTGCGCGTCGAAGTGCCACTCCTGCTCGGTCGCCACGAAGGCATCGACCGTGAGGCCACCGAGGGTCACGTCGGCGCGGACAGCCTCGAGCAGGGCGCGGTAGTAGGAGCCGCACCGACCGGCCGCGACACGCCAGTCCAGGGAACCGTCGAACACGGTCACCATGCAGCGCACGATCACGTCCGTCAGGTAGCCCGACGCCATGTCGTCCACGCTCGGAGACGCGGTCGCGCCACCGCGGTCCAGGTCACCGATGCCGACCGAGCAGAGGACGTCGGGCAGGACATCGGGGACGTTGCCCACCTTGACCTCGCCGGGCAGGCTGTCCGCGACGAGCTGGGCGGACCAGGCAGCCTCGATGGCGTCCAGCACCTCCCAGATCTCGGTCATGCGATCGGGACCGTCGAGCCCGGGACCTGCTGCACCAACTGCTCGACGCTGTGCGGGATCGCGTAGCCGCCCATGACGGCGGCCTGCGTGCCGTCCGTGCGGTTCTCACGGCGGGTTCCTGCGTAGGCGCCCCACCAGTGCTTGGCGAGGGCCAGGACGGCGTCAGTCATGATGGCCGGCGACGTCGCGTAACCGTGCGTGCCGGTGAACGTCCACGGACCGCGGGAGCCGCGGGACGTGTAGACGACCGACGACTCAGTGTCTACGACGCTGGCCGTGCGCTCGGTGCCGCCGTGGTCGGTGATCGTGTCGACCGTGACCAGCGCGGGGACGGCGAGGTACACGCGGCCACCACCCGTGACGACGACGCGCGAGAACGCGGTCACCTCGAACGGGCCGCAGCGGCGCTCCACCCACTCCGTAGCCGAGGCCAGGACCCTCGTCAGGTCGGCAGTCTCGGCTGTGAAGTCGGACATCTTGAGGTAGGCCGCCAGGTCGGCCACGACCGGGGCCGCCACGTCAGGACCGCTTGCGCGCGACGGAACGCTTCTCGCCAGGGGCAGCGGTGGCGGACTCGACGTCACGCCCGTGGCTGCGGACCCCGACAGGCTGGAACAGGTTCTCGTGGCCCTTCACGACCGGGTCGGTGTCCTCGACGATCTCGCCGGCAGCGATCACGCGGCCGTGGTCGCCCTTCTTGGTGCCAGCGGTGGCGAACGCCTCACGTGCCATGAGCAGCGCCATGTGTCTCTCCTTCGGTCGTGCGGACGTGCCGGGACGCACCGCGGCCCGCCGTGGCTAGACGACGGGCCGCGATGCGCTGTGGGGCGGGGTCGGATCAGGTGACGTTCAGCATCCGGAAGGCGCCGTCGTTCACGCTGTCCGCGCCGACGCGGAAGTACGCGTACCAGCCGCGCTGACCCGTGGGGCGCCGGTTCGCGCCGAACAGGTGGGGGATGAACTCGACCTGGAAGCCGACCCGGTCCGTGATGACGTAGTTCTCGAAGTCACCGAAGATCAGGGCCAGGTTGTCCTCGGTCGCCGTGATGGACCCGTCCATCGCCTCGGCCTCGTACGCCGGGCGGCCGACGAGCTCGGCGGGCAGACCGTTGCCGACGCGCTCCCACAGGCCCGCGCCGCCGCTGGTGTCGAACTGGCGGACGCGGTTGTAGATGGCGCGGTTGGCGAGCCAGGACGCCGACCCGCGGTAGCGGGCGGGCAGCGCGCTGTCCAGGCCGTACACGTCACCGATGGCGAACGTGTCCGCCGTGGCGGACGCGACGACCGAGCCGGTGCCGGTGAGGGCCGTCACGATGCCGGTGGGCTGACCCGAGCCGGTGCCCGTGACGAACGCCTGCGACTCGATCGTGTCCTTGCCGAACGCGAGCAGCCGGCCGACCTCGGTGGTGGCGTTCGCCGCGTCGGCCAGCGCCTCGATCGAGATCGGGACGAAGCCCTGCGCCTTGTGGTTGGCGATGCTGGGCTGAGCGAAGGTCGGGGTGTCGTCGGACACCTCGGTGGCCTCCGCGTCCCAGGAGAAGGACACCGCGCCGGCCGACACGCCGTTCCAGACGTCGCCCGTGGCGACGACCTGACGGGCGATGTTGCGGACCTGGTTGCGCGAGCCGTTGCTCGTGATGATGACGGTCGGGTCGAGCTGGAAGGGCACCAGGTAGCCGCCCGCGTTGTCCGTGAGGGACATCGCGCGGAACGCCTCGTTGGCCCGCTCCACGGCGCGGGACACGTCCGTGGTCAGGTTCGGCTGGTGCGGGTTGCGGGCCGTCTTGGAGAAGGCGCGCATGTACGCCGGGTCGGACGAGGCGAGCGCGTACCGGGCCAGCTTGCCGTCGCGGTCGGGCGTCTCCTCGAGGATCCGAGCAGCAGCCGAACGGACGCTGTCGTTGGCGCCGGGCATCTTCTCCACGGCGTCCAGGGCGCGGGACCGGATCTCGGACACGACGGACTCGCCGTCCCGACCGTAGGTGCGCATGTTGGTCAGGTCCCAGGGGTTGCGGCGGGACTTGTCCTCGGCAGAGCGCACGTCGGCCATCGGGTCGACGTCGTACGAGTTGTCGGCGGCCTGCACGGCGCGCACACCCTCGTCCACGCGGACGCGGGGAGCGGTGGTGCCGTCGAAGGCGCTGCGGATCTCGGCCAGGTCGGCCTTCCGCTCCAGCTCCTTCTTGTGCTCGCGGAGGTTGACGAACTCGGTCTTGAGCCCGTCCCAGCGGACCTCGTCGCTCTCGTCGAGGTCGTCGCGCTTGGACAGCCGCTCGATCTCGTCGCGGACGTCCTTCATGCGGGCCACGGTCTGCTCGTGCGTCAGCTCGAGCCCCGGCTTGGTGTCGTCGGACATTGCCATCTCCTCAGATGTGGTTTCGGGAGTGCGCGAGGAACGCGGCCATCTCTGCGGCCACGTCGCGCTTGGGGGTGGTGGACGAGACGCCGGGGCTTGCCTGCGTGTCGTCAGAACCGTCCGGGTGGTCTGTGTCGACCTGCGCGGAACGTTCCTCGTCCTCGGGGTGGCCTGTGTCGACCTGCGCCTCGGGCGAAGGAGTCTCGGGGGTGGGCTCGGCCGCCTCGACGGCGCGGAGCTCCTGGGCGTACCGAGCGGCACGGGCGCGGACGCTCGCGGTCGTCTCGGCGTAGGCGGGGAACACGACCGGACCGAGCTCGGGGACGCGGAGCTCGATCAGCTCACGCATCGGGATGCCGTCGTCCGTGTCGTGGTCCCAGGCGTCGCGCTGGACCTCGAACCGGAACGACATGCCGTTGATCGACCCCGACGCGATGGCCTCACGCACAGGGGCGAAGAACTCGCCCGAGTGCAGGCGGGCGGAGACGTACACGCCCTGCTCGTCCTCGCGGGCCTCGCGGATCATGCCGATCGGAATGGAGCCGATCAGGGGGTGCTGGCCGTGGTCGAACTGGAGCACCGGGGTGCGGAGGCTCAGCGACTTGCGGAACGCGCCGCGGCGGATCTGCTCGCGGAACCGGCCCTCCCACGAGTCGATGAGCGTCGGCGCGTCCCAGACGGCGGCGTAGCCCTCGAAGGACAGGCCGTCGCCGTTCTCCTCGGCGCGGGTGACGGTGATCGGGACCGAACGCACGACGTCAAGTCGCGCAGCGGTCCTCTCGACCTCTGCTGTCATGAGTCGTTCCCTTCGGTCAGAGCGGGGGTTCCGGGGTTCGCGCCGGCCGCCTGGAGCTGGACGCTGTAGAGGCCGCTGTGGACGAGCAGGCCGAAGTCGCCGGACATGACCGCGCGGGACACCGACTCGGCGGTGTAGCCCGCATCGACGAGCGTCCGCATGGTGTTGGCCTGCAACTGCGCGATCTCCGCGGCGTCCTTGGAGTCCTCGCGCAGGAACGGGATGTCCCGCGCGTCGTACCAGAGGCGAGACGAGGCGTCGGGGGCCGGGACCAGCATCTCGAGCGAGCCCGCCACGTTGCTCCACAGCGGGTGCAGGGTGCCGTCAGCGAACCGACGACGCGCCTGGCCGTAGTTGGAGTACGTCGCGGAGTCCAGGCCCTCGGACAGACCCACCAGGATCGGGGGCACGCCGGCAGCCGCGGCGATGCGCGTCTCACCGGCAGCCTGCACCGCACGGAAGTCGATCGACTTGAGGTCGGAGCCGACCACCGTGGCGTCGACACCGCCGCCGAGGTGCATCGTCTTGTACGCGTTGTCGCTGCCCTCGTGCTCGGCGTACATCACGGCGGCGAACTTCTTGACCTGGTCCGCGTTCATCCGCTCCGGATAGGAGACGACCATGTTGGGCGTCGCGGCGTTCTCGAAGAACTTCCGCTTGTGGTGCGTCATCAGGTCGTCGGCGGCCATCTCGCGGACCACCGGCGTCATCCACGACATGCCGCGGAAGTCCGCGATCGGGTCAGGGTTCGGCGCGAAGTGCGCGACGTCCTGCCGGCGCAGCGGGATCATCTGGTCCGCGCCGCCACGGTTACCGTCGCGCCAGTACGCGTAACCCAGCTTCTCCCAGCCGACACCCGACGCGCGCTCACGCAGGACGATGTCGACCCAGTCCGGCCGCAGGCGCACCAGCGTGCTGCCCTCGCGGATCCAGTACGAGTTCCCCGCCAGGTCCGTGTCGAGCAGGATCCGCGTCAGGAGATCCTGTGTCGTGCCGCCCGGCCAAGGGCGCTCGAGCAGTCCCAGCGACTGCTGGCCGAACAGCTCCGACGCGCGGCCGTTCAGCAGCCGCTGGAAGGTGAAGCGGGCAGCCGAGAACGTCTGGAGGCGCACCGCGATGCACGCGAACATCACGCTGTTGTTGGCGTAGCGGCTCGCGTGACCCAGGAACGTGTCGGGGGCCACCTGCACCGTCGTGCCGTCCGCCAGCGTCTGCTGGAGCGTCTGCCCGTACAGGCTCGACTGGATGTCCTGGATGTACATCTCCAGGCTGTAGGACCGCTGCGGCGACGGGGCGCGACCGATCAGACGGTCGAGCAGCGTCACGAGCGGCCACCGCGGCGCATGTCCTCACCCAACGGGAAGCCAGCCACGACAGCAGAGCCACCGAGCACAGCCAGACCCAGGGCGGGCGTCACGAGCCAGCCGGCGACCGTGAGGCACAGGACGCCGAACGCGAGAAGCGAGAGGTTCACCAGGCGCACGTGGTTGCTCCCCTCACGTGTAGAAGACGACGGGATCCGAGTCCCAGTTGGTGTAGACGCCCCACGCCGCCAAGACGGCGGACATCAGGGCCGGAACCGCGCTCGACGACTTGGAGCGGTCCAGGGCCATCCGGTCACCGACCTTGCGAGTGACCGCGCCCGCGACGGCGCTGTTCAGCAGCTCGTCACCGGGATGCTGCACGCGGCTCGACGTGACCTCACCGACGAACCGCGACCAGGCGTCCATGACCATCCCGGACTGGAGCGCGTTGAACCGGACCCCGGCCTTCATCAGGTCCGGGATCACCTGCGCAACCGGGCCGTACGTGTCGACGTTCACCGCGACCGGGTCATGACGCTCGATCAGGTCCAGCAGCGCCTCGACACCCTGCGTGACGTCCAGGCCCTCGGCGGCAACCTCGACGGCCACCGCGTCCTCGACACGCCAGGCGCGCGAGATGACCCAGCGGTCACCCCATGCGTCCAGAGACAGTGCGAGCGGGCTACCGGGCGGCAGGGGCGGCTCACGGTAGGCCGCGGACCACTTCTCGGCAGACAGTGCCGTCTCGCCAGCCAGAACCGGGGGCAGCCACACGCCGAACCGCTCACGTGCGTACGACTGGCCTAGACGCTTGCGTTCCTTCTCGGCCGCCTGCGGACTGATGCGGACGCCCATCGCCGGGTTGCAGGCGTACAGCAGATCCTCGTCGTCCAGCATCTCCGGGGCGTAGATGCCCGTCGCGTCCGGCTTGAGGTCAGCACCCCAGTCCATCCAGACCAGGTCGTCGTCGCCACGCTCGCCCGCATCCTTGAGGCTGTAGCACCACGCGGCCGGGTTGTCGGGCGGCGTGCCGAAGTACCAGATCTGCGGACCCGGAACCTCCATCGACCGAGCCGAGATTGTTGGCAGGATCGCGGCCATCTGAGCCTCGGTGAGCTCCTGCGCCTCGTCGAGGATGAGCAGGTCGCCCGTGAATCCACGAAGCGCCGAACGCGACCGGGTGTTGAACTGGACGCGCCGGCCATCCTTGAGCTCGATGCGCTGTTCGCCCGAGCCCTCGTAGATGCGGCGGACCCGTTTCATCAGGTGCGGCGAGTCCTGCACCAGCGCCTTGAGTCGCTGGAAGCCCTGCTGAGCCGTGCGGTACTCGTGCGCAGACCAGACGACCAGCTTGGCGCCGAACAGGAACAGGTGCGCGAGGACGACCGCCTCGATGACGCCGCCCTTGCCGTTCTGCCGCGGCACCCACAGGGCCACCTCAGACGCAGCCCAGCGACCGTCCGCCTTCTCGCCCAGGCCGTGCTCGACGACTAGCGCCTGCCACTCGTCCAACGTCAGCCCCGACGCGGCGGCCAGAGCCTCAGCGTCGGGGCCGGACGAGACGACGAACGGCTGACTAGCGAGAGTCCGCGGCGCCTGACTGCCGCGACGCACGGGCGCTGGCGATCTGGTCAAGCGCGTCACCCTCATCCTCGTCAGAGCCGGTCGGAGTAGCCGCCCGGATCTCAGAGGCCAGAGAGCGCAACGTGTTCGCCTGTTGGCGCGCCTCGACCATCGCGCCGTTGACCGCGACCGTCATCAGCTGCGACCCCTCGGGCAGGTCCAGGCGGAACCACTCGTCCTCGGCGCCACGCAGCAGGCCGTCCAGGCGGTCAAGTCGGTCGACGATCCGGCACGCCTCGAGCGCGAGACGGCGGGCGAGCGGCGGCAAGGGCGACTCGGTCAGCTCAGCGAGCAGAGCAGCGCCGGCTGCGGCCAGCGGTTCGGGCGGCAGGGTGACCTTCACGGCACCAAGTGCATCCGGGCACTTGCCAGGGAGGCACTGACTGTGATCGTCACGGCGGTGAGCGCGCAGACGAGCCTGTCGGAGGGCAGCGGAGTCGGCCACGCGGCACCTCCGAAACTCTGAGAACTTCCCGCGTAGCCAGCGGCGATCACACAGCGCGACGAAACAGGGTCCAGCGGCGAGGCCCTGACCTGCGGGTTTGCGGCGTCACGTCACGGCCCGTGACCACTGAACGGACAGAAATCCCGCATAGGGGCGGCAGTCCGCAGCCC